CCACCCACACCTACTTCACCGTGGGGCACTCCCCTACCCATTAGTTCCTCTGTCCCCTACTCATATTTTGGCGATGCTCGTTGTGCGTATTTCATCTCGATCGACTTAACATCGATATCGAATCCATCCGCATACTCTGCACTTGCCTCCAACCTAACCTTACCATCTGAACGTTTCAGTTTAAAGAGTCCGAGGGCGCAACCTGTCTTTTGTTGTCGCCTTAATTCTCGCATTAGCTGTTCGTTCTTGAAACCCCTTGTGTTGTTATCCAAGTGTCTCAGCGCCTCAACCTTTTGTTCTCGACCCACAACCATGTTCTCACTCGAGATGAATCCTGTTAAAAAGGACTGCTCCCAAAATGAGTCGTCTTCACCAAAGAAACGAGCCAATCCAATTTGCTCGCGCGTCTTCCGAGTCTCCTCGATTTGTAAGACATCTTTGTGTCTCAGGAGTTCGTTCGCTATGGCCACCATCATAGGTGGTCTTAGTGGAGTAGGGCTGTTTTTTCTAACCCATTTTACCCCTTGGCGATCACAACCTTCCAAAGTTGCGATTTCCACATATTCTTGTGCGGTGTATTTGTGTGTCTGTGGGGGAGTCAAACCAAGACCCCCCAGGTATTGCGGGAGAAAGTATGGGGTGTTCTTATCCACACCTTCTAACCCACTTCGGCGGAACCGTTCCAGCTTCTTTAACTGTATGTTGTTAAACGTTTCTAGATAGTTCTTCTCCATTTGCGGACAGGCAAGTTCTAAACTGCCCTTAAGCATACTCAACCCCTTTTCCCCCCTCTGGGTGATAGTGGAGCGAAACTGGACGTAATTGGCGAATCGATCCGACTTCTTGTCGACATCTTTCCGTTGTGCGTCCCGTAGCACCATCATCTTTCCCAGGGCGGTTGAAGTCTTATTGTATAGCTGTCTATCGTCATTATTTAGCTTAGTCCTGGTTACCACCAGAAAGTCCGTACCCCTGTGAGCGTCCGCCCAAATTGATAGGTCTCTGTCCGTGAAATCACTCAAGTCCGTTCCATCATCCCCGACCATAACTGCACGCTGACCTCCCGACAAAAGTCTAGAGTTCATTGTACGGCAAAGTTCGAAGGAGAGGGCTGGAAACTTGTCAAACTGGTTCACGGCACGACTGAAGGATCTACTTTTGGAGAAGCTTTTAATCTCCTTTTGCTCGTTGAACATGTACATCTGTGAGTTAATAATTGCCACCCTGTTATGAGTGTAATTCTTACCCAAGCTGAAC